TCCAGGGCTTCCTCGGGAGCCGCCGCGCTGGCGCTCGCGCTTGACCTGGCGGCCACCGGGGAGCGAACGTCCGGCGGCTCGGCCGCCTTCACGCTGGACCTGGCGCTGGCGGCGGCCGGGGCCGGAGAGGTCTCGTGCCTCCCGTTCCCCTGGACGTGCTCGGACGTGCCCGGATTCGCGGCGTGCGTGGACCTCCCCGCCTTCCCTGGGACGTGCTCGCCGGTACCCTCATTCCTGGAGGTGACGCCATGACGACCATGCCCTGTTCGTGGGACGTGTCCTGTTCGATGGGCTCGGAGTGGGCCGACTACGACCAATCGACCAAGGACCAAGCCCTCTGGCTGGCCTCCACATTCCTCTGGGCGGCCACCGGCCGCCGGTTCGGCTCGTGCCCGGTCACCATCCGGCCGGTCCGGCGCCGGACGTGGGGGCCGGTCCAGTACCAGGTCTATCCGGTCACACCGGGCGCCCAAGGCCTGAATCAGCCCGGTGGCCCGTTCCTGTTCGGCGGGAAGTGGTTCAACGCCGGGTGCAATACCGCGTGTTGCGGCAACCGGGAGTGCGCCATCGTGCTCCGGGGGCCGGTCACCGGCGTGGAGGACGTGCTCGTGGACGGCCAGGTGGTCCCGCCCTCGGCGTACCGCGTGGACGTGAGCCGGGGCGTCTACCTGCTGGTCCGCACGGACGGGGAGTGCTGGCCGGTCTGCCAGAACCTCACGGCCGAGCCCACCGAGCTGGACACGTTCGAGGTCACTTACGACGTGGGCCGCGCGGTCCCCCCGGCGCTCCAGATTGCGACCGGGCTCCTGGCCTGTGAGTACGCCAAGAGCCTGACCGGCGGCGCGTGCTCGCTCCCGGCCAAGATGACCAGCCTCACGCGCCAAGGCGTCACGGTGGAGGTCGAGCCGCCCAGCCCGGACGACGGGAAGACCGGTATCAAGATCGTGGACGACGTGATCACGGCCCTGAACCCGAACAAGCGCCACTCGCCTCCCCGGGTGATGTCGCCGGACCTGGACGATTGCGACCGGACCACCGTGGTCCCGGCGGGGAGCTGACATGTCGATCTCTGACCCGGTGGTCATGCCGCTGGCCCGGGAGCTGTTGGAGTGCTACGAGCAGGAGCTGGCCAAGCTGGCCAACCCGCCCGCCTCGGTCGGGCTCCGGCCCGGCTCGGTGGTTGACCTCTTAATGTCAACCACAGACGACGAGTGTTGCGCCGGGCTGGCCTGGGTCCGGCCTGCCTCGTTCAACCCCAGCAACGGCCCGTTCCCGACCCAGCCCCAGGCGGCCACCAAGCAAGGGCCGCTCGCCTGGGCGGTCAACCTGGAGCTGGGCTACGCCCGGTGCGCGCCGACCCCGGACGCCAACTCGATCCCCACGAACGAGCAGTGGGACGAGGTGACCCAGGGCGTGATGGACGCGGGCGCGGCCATGCGCCGGGCCGTGTGCTGCTGGATCCAGCGGCACAAGCCGATGGGCGCTCAACAGGCCCTTGTCGGTCAGTCCTCGTGGATCTCGGTCGAGGGCGGATGCACGGGCCTGGTCCTGCCCGTTTCGCTCCAGGGTCCGGCATGTGATTGCCGGGACGCCGGTCCCCACCTCATCCTGATCAGCAGCTAGCCCCCGGGCAATCTCGGTGCTCCGGGGGCCAGCGCTCTGATTCCTCAACCTTACAGCCGTGGCTACCATGATCACAATAGGTCAGACGATTGGGGTTCCGATGGCGACGCGTCACCAGCTCATCCTTGACATTCCGGCCCTGAACGCCGTGGGCGTGGAGGCCGCGCGCAAGTCGGTGACCAGGGTCGTGCGCAAAACCCTGAACCGCTCCGCCGTGCTCTGCCCGGTGGACACCGGGCTGTTGCGGGCCAGCGGCCAGTCCAACGTCTCGATCAACGGCCTGGTGGTCACCGGGGAGGTGAAGTACACGGCCAACTACGCGGCGGCCGTGCACGAGGGCCGCCGGGCACTGACCATCCGGGCCAAGGGCGGCGGACGGCTCCGGTTCGTGGTGGACGGCCGGGTGGTCTACGCGCGCCAGGTCCACCAGCCAGCGCGCGCCGGGCGGCCGTTCCTGCGGACCGCGCTGGAGGAGGTCGCGCTGGCCGAGGGCTACACCGTCCGGGCACCGTGAGATGTCCGCTGACTGTGAGGTACCGTGACACCATGACGACCGAACAGGCGATGACCGAGCCCGAGGCAGAGGCCCCGGTCGAGCTTCCCGTGATGCTGCCGGACCGCGAGATTTACTCGCGTATGCCCAGCCCGGAGCAGTTGATCGTGTGGCAACGCACGATCAAGCGGCTGGAGGACGCGCCGATGGACGCGTCCTGGACCGGCTCCGAGGTCATGGCCGCGCTCGAACGGCTCCGCAAGATCGTGGACACCCTGATCGTGAACCGGGCCGATGTGGACTGGCTGGACGAGCAGTTCCTGGACGAGACGATCACGTTCCAGACCCTGGCCCCGTTCATCACCAACGTGGTGACCGCGTTCCAGGAGTTCGCGGCGGCCCAGGGCAACCGCGAGACCCGGCGCGCGACCAAGAAGACCGTGGCCAAGAAGGCCACGAGGAAGAAGGCATGATGACCGGCGAACTCCTCGGCACGGCCGAGCACGCGGCCACGATCAGCCAGGGCCGCCACCCTGGCGTCCAGACGGCGCTCGCCTGGCTGGCGTTCGCGCACCTCCCGGAAGCCCTCCAGGACTACTCGCGGCCGTTCTACCAGACCGCCGTGGAGCTGGTCACCGTGGTCAAAACCGACTCGGCCGAGCTGACCACGGCGCTGAACAGCCTCGTGGAGGCCAAGGACTGGGCCGTCCGGGCCGGTGTGCGCGCCGCCCAGGGCAAGCCCGGCCCGGTGCCGCGCCCGGCCACCATCGTGGACCCGCCCCTCCTCCCCGAGGCCGAGCGGCGCCACCAGGGTCCGGGCTTCCTCGGGCTCCCGAATCACCCGGACTTCGGCCAGGAGTACCACCGGCCGTACCCGGCCGGGCGCCTGATCGTGGATCGGCCCCAGGCATGACGACCCGGGACGAGGAGTACCAGATCACCACCGAGGACGGGAAGCTGGTCAGCATCCAGGCCCACCCGACCAAGCTCACCGACGGTTTCCACACGATGGAGGAGCTGTACGAGCACCGGCGCGCGCTGACTGCCGTGCTTGCGGCGGCTGCCGCCACCGAGGGCGACTCGTGGCGGAGCAAGGCCCACCATCCGGACGATGACCCGATGTTCGCGGGCGGCTACTTCATCGTCGGGATCAACCTTCCCACGGGCGTGATCACGTACCACTACAAGCTCTCGCACTGGGACGACTTCGCGACCGTGCCCGAGCTGGAGCACGCGCCCAAGTGGGACGGCGCCACGCCGGGGGGCAGCGTGACCCGGCTCCTGGAATGCGCCCGGCTGGCCGGGTCGGCGGAATGAACTCGCGGGGGAGGCGGACCCAGCGACGGGCGGCCGAGCGGCGCGCCCGGAACGCGGAGCGCGCCATCCTCCTCCCGCTCCAGCGCTCGTTCCGCGTGAAGAGGAAGAAACGCCGTGGACGTTGACCCGCTGGCGTCGATGCGCTGCTGGGCCGTCACGGTCGAGCTGGGGGGCCGGGAGTACGACATCCCGGCCCTTCCGGCGGCCGACTGGTGGCCGGTCGTGGTGGACGTGAGCCCGTTCGGGCTGGTTGGCCTCTTAAAGTCAAACGAGGGCGCCGACCTGGACGCCATGCTCCTGGACGGCCTGGTCAGTACGGACGACATGACCGAGGCCCTGATGGACGCCATCTCGGAGGTCACCGGCCGGGCGTGCCAGGCCTCGGTCGTGCTGGCCACCGTGGCAACCATGCACTGGCCGGTGATCGGCGGCATCCTCGCCCAGAAGGGGTTTCGCTGGGACGTGATGCCGATCGGTGCCGCGCTGGACGCCATTTACGCCATCGTCGCCGGAAACCTCAAGGACGACGCGGCCCGGGACAAATTCGATCTCCTGCTGGACGATGATTCCAAGACCCAGCCCGGCAAGAGGAAGACCCCGAGCAAGCGGGTCATGAATGAGTTCGAGGCGATGGCCGGACCTATGCCAGCCCCCGCTCCTTTGCCTGGGAAAGCCAACGGCGCGCCGTCCGTGAGTCAACGTTCCAAAACTCGGACACGGCCCCGGCAAACCCCCCAGGGCGGCCAATCCGTACCGCCCACGCGGCAACCCGCGCAACGCGGGAAAAGTGGTCCTCGGGCCAGCTCCTGACCCCGGGCGGCCGGGGTTTGGCGAGCATCCGGTAAAGGGTCTCGTCCTCCCCCTGGAGCGCGCTTGCGGCCACGCTGGCAATCTGCCGGACGGGGAGCTGGGCCAGCACGGTGGCCGTGACCGGCTCCACCGGCCGGTCCTCGTCGTCCAGGCGCGCCCAGACGACCAGCCCCCGGATCTCGGGCCGGTCGGTACCCTCGGCCAGGTACACGTCCACCGTGAAGGGGAAGCCCGGATCAGTGAGCTGGACCATGTCCCCGGTGTTCGAGAGCTGAGCACGCGAAACGTCCATGGCGGTCATCCTAGTCGAGATGCCCTACGCGCCTGGCTCGCCATGACACCTCGCGGACATCTACGCTGGTCAGGTGACAGATGTTGGGGCCGCCCGCGTAGAGGTGACCGGCGACGTTCGCGGGTTCGCCAAGCAGACCGAGCGCGACCTCAACCGTGCGCTGGACGGGGTGGACCTCGATCCCATCGAGGTGCCGGTAGACAAGGACGGCGCCCGGAAGGCTGGCGAGGAGGCGGGCGCCGAGTTCGGGGACGGCGTCTACCGGGGAGCGGACGGCAAGCTCCGCGACGTGTTCACCGGCCGGTTCGTCAGCGAGGGCGAGAAGGCGGGCAAGGAGGGCGGTGAGCGCTCCGGTAAGGCGTTCGGCACCGAGGCTGACAAGTCGATCAAGAGGGAAAAGGGCAAGATCGAGAAGTCGGCCAAGGACGCGTTCGTGGACGCGGTCAAGGGCCTGACCAAGCCGCTCGGGGATGCCCTCGGGTCCGTGCTGAGCGTGCTCCCGGTGCTGGCCAAGCCAGCCCTGATCACTGCTGGCGTGGCCATCGGCGTGGGCCTGGCGGCCGTGATCGCTCCGGCTCTGGGCGCGGCCCTCTCGGGATTCCTGATCGCCGGTACCGGGCTGGGTGTCATCGGCCTGGGGGCCTTCCTGCTCAAGGGCAAGCCCGAGCTGGTCAAGGCCGCTCAGTCCCTGATGAACACCGTCAAGAAGGAGTTCACCAAGGCCGCCCGGCCCCTGCTCAAGCCGCTTGTGGCAGCCCTCGGGGACCTGGGCAAGATTGCCACCCGGATCTCCCCCCAGCTCCACGGCCTGTTCGCCAACCTGGCCCCGGCGGTCCAGCCGTTCGTCCTGGGTCTGGGCCAGCTCGTGGAGCACATGCTCCCGGGGCTGAACCAGCTCACGGCCGCCGCCGCGCCGCTGCTCATCGCCATTGCGCACGTGCTCCCCGAGCTGGGGACGGGCTTCTCCAACTTCTTTGGCTCGATCGCCGGGAGTGGCCCGGCCGCCTCCCAGTTCATGGTGGACTTCCTCAAGGGCACGGCCGCCGCCATCTCGGGCCTGGGCACCGGGATTGCCTGGCTGGCCGAGCAGTACCCCAAGGTGCGGGACACCCTGATTGCGGGCTTCTCCGCCATCGGCAAGGGCGTGGCGGTCTTCTGGAACTCGTTCTCCGGCGACGGCCCGGCCGCGCTGCAAATCTTCCGCGACTTCGCCACCGGCGTGGGCGCGGCAATCGGCGTGGTCGGAAAGGCGCTCGGCTGGCTAGTCGGCCAGTATCCGGCCGTGCGGAGCGCCGCCATTAAGGCGTTCAACGATATCAAGGGCGCGATTACCGATACGGTCAATTACGTCAAGGCGAATCAGAATTGGCTCGGCCCGCTGATCTCGGCGGTAGCAGGGGCCGCCGTTGCATTCGGCGCGCTCAAGACCGCCGTGGCGCTCTACACGACGGTGGCCAAGATTGCCACGGCGGTCCAGCTTGCGTTGGACGCGGCGATGGAAGCCAACCCCATCGGGCTGATCATCGTCGCCATCGGCGCCCTGGTGGGCGCGCTCATCTGGTTCTTCACCCAGACCAAGATCGGCCGGGAAATCTGGGCCACCACCTGGGCGGCCATCCAGGCGGCGGCCCAGGCCGTGGCCGCATGGTTCACCGGCACGGTGGTCCCGGCGTTCACTACGGCGTGGAACGCCATCAAGGTGGCGGCCCAGGCCGTGGCCACCTGGTGGACCGGCACGCTGGTCCCGGCGCTCCAGGCAGCTTGGACGGCCATCCAGTCGGCCGCTGCCGCCGTGGCGGGATGGTTCATGACGTACGTGGCGCCGGTGTTCTCCGCGCTCGGCGGACTCATCGCGGCTATCTTCGCCCGAGTCCAGCAGGCCGCATCCATTATGTGGTCGATCCTCCAGCCCATTTTCTCGGCGCTCGGTACCGCGTTTAGTGTGGCCTGGAATGTCATTTCGGCTACCTGGAATGCGATAGGCCCGGTTATCTTCGCGGCCATTGCTGGCGCGGTCCGCGTTCTCGGCGCGATTTGGTCGGCGGGCTGGAACGTGCTCAAGGCCGTGGTCATGACCGTGTTCAACGTGATCAAGACGATTGTGGAGACCGCGCTTACCGCGCTCGCCGGAATCATCCGCGCTGTCACGGACGTGATCAATGGGAATTGGCGCGGCGCCTGGAATGAGATTAAGGGCGTCGTATCGACCATTCTGAATGGCGCTAAGGCGGTCGTATCGGCCGCTATGAATGGCATCCTATCGATCATCCGGTCGATCCTCTCCGGGATCAAGTCCGTGTGGTCGGCCGCCTGGAACGGGCTCAAGGGCGTGGTCTCGGCCGCCATCGGCGGGATCAAGTCCGCCGTGAACGGGATCAAGAACGCGGTCATGAGCGTGTTCTCGTCGGCGGGCTCCTGGCTTCTCTCGGCCGGGCGCAAGATCATCGATGGTCTGATCTCCGGCATCCGGGCTGGGTTCGGCCGGGTCAAGTCCCTGTTGGGCTCGCTGACCTCGCTCCTTCCCGACTGGAAGGGTCCGGCCGAGCTGGACAAGAAGATCCTGAACGACTCCGGCCGCCTGGTCATGCGCGGTTTCGGGGACGGCCTCCAGCACGAGTTCGGCTCGATCAAGAAGCAGTTGGGCGGGCTGACCGCCAATCTCCCGGGCATGGTCACTCGCGGCGGGGACGGTGCCAGCGCGGCCAACCCGGGCGGTCACACTACTGTGACGTTCGCGCCGGGAGCCATCGTGATCCAGGGCGGGGGTACCGAGGCGGGCCAGGAAGCAGCCGAGGCCATCCTCAAGGCCCTGGCCAATGCCCAGGACTGACCGGGGAGGACCAGATGGGCACCATCACCACCTTGCGGCCGTCGGCCACCTCCTCGGGGGTCGGCTGGACGGCCACACCCTCGGGCACCCTGGACGGCGTTACCGGCGACGACTCGGACACGACATATGCGCTCTGGTCCGGCACCGGCTCGGCCCTGATCCTGCCGACCCCGGCCGACGCTCCCCCCGCCGGGGAACGGCGTCATCAGGTTCGGCTCCGGATGCGCGGGGAGGACGGCGACGCCTGGGGTGCCGTCCGGCTGGCGTCGGGCGGGCTCATCGCCGGTGCGGCGGCCCAGTTCCCGGCCTCCCCCGGCACGGTCAACGGTGCTTGGGCGCCCGGTGCTCCGGCCGACGGCTCCACGGTGCTCTCGGCTTACGTGACCGGCCAGACCTCGGGCGTGAAGATCGAGGAGCTGTACCTGGACGTGGACTCGCGCCTGGCGCCGACGTTCACGCCTGAGGTGCTGGACTCCACCGGCTCCTCGTCCACCACGATCACCGACACGTCTCAGCCGTCGCTCCTGGCGGCCGGTCCGGCGCTGGACGGTCTGGCGGCGCGCCAGTACCGCTATTGGATCACCTCAGGCGCCACGATCGTCTGGGACACCGGCGTGGTTGTCGGATCGGCGCCGACCGTACAGATCGATCCACTGGACAATGGCTCGTATACGGCTCATTTCCAGATATGGACCACGTTAGGGCAGAACACGGCGTATGCCAGCGACGAGGAGACCCTGGCATTCACCATCAGCGTGGGCACCGTCCCGGCACCGGACAACCCGGTGGTGACGGTCGTGGACGGGACACCGCTCTATCAGCTCACTGTCTGCTCACCCGATGCCACGGGTTTCGACGGGGAACAGGCGTACATCGAGATCCAGCGGGCGGACTGTTCCGGCTCGATGACCGTGGCCGTTCTCGGCCCGCTGGCCACGGACGAGTGCGCCGACTACACCGATTACGGCCATCCCCGAACCGGTATCGGGGCCACATGCGTCTACGACCCGGGCGAGTGCTGCTCACACTACCGGGCGCGCACCGTGGGGAGGATCGGCGGCGCTCTCCAGATAAGCAGTTGGTCCGACGTGTCCGAGGCGGCGCCTGTCACGTGCCTGACCTGGAACGATGACTACCACCTGATCCGCTCGGAGGATGCCACCGGGCCGCTCTGGACCCAGGTCGGCGGGATCATCACCTGGGACCGGGACCGGCCGTTCACTTCCTCGATCGGCATCATGGGAACCAGGTTCATCGACAGCGACTCTCCCGGTGGACGTAACTTCCACCTGGTGGCCGCCGTGGAGAGTGATGACGAGCTGACCGCCGTCATGACGTTGCTGGGTCGGCCGTTGGTCCTGGTCTCCCCCAGTGATTCGGAGGAGAGCTGGGCTGCTCCGATCAGTTCGTCGGTCAATGTGGTGAAGATCGGCCGCATCCGCCAGGTAACCGCCGACTTCACGGCCACCGGTCCTCAGCCTTCGTCCCAACTCGCAGATGTGGGATCATAACAGGTATGGCTGTTACTGACGTTCTCCGTCCGATCTCGGTGCGCAAGACC